TTCAATCTCAAGGCAGGCGGATACTGTTTCCAGTGGTGACCAATGTTTGTGCTTAACCAGATATCTAATGAGTCGTTCGGAAGTTTCTGTGTTAAATTGATTGCTTGGATTGCTAACTCTAGCGCAGTAGGCGATAAGATCTTGTACATTCTCTAATCCTTCGTGAGACATTTCCTCACTTGGCTTGCTATAACTAATCAACTTTACATTCATGCAAAACTCCCCCACTTATTCACCCAGTTTTCTGCTGCGTCATAGGCATACTGTTCGCTATGCCCTTTACACTCAATTAATCTTACGAAATGTGCACCATCATAACAGTCAACACACCAAACATCTTCACCTAAACTTTTATCAACAAAGACCACTGCTTTGCGGTCATTATCTTCATTATATAACTCACATGTTCTTACTGTCATCACCATCTCCAAACTTTGAAATATTACCAGCAATTGTTATTCTTTCTTCTTCTACATTATTCGGCGTCACCATATGCTGAAGCGATGATGGGAACAATACAAGCGAGCCTTCTTTAACTTTAGGAACAAAATTATTTTGATTATCTTGCTGTCCAATATAATTTATTGCTGAGTTTCTATTTAAAAATACAAAATTGCCACTATCTGGCGGTAATCTATGCATATATGCATACGAAAATATATTGTCACCATTTATATGATCGTGCGGTTCTTGGTAATCGTGTTTCCTGTATATATTAACCCAAGGAATATTTGCCAAATATTTACATTTTTCTAAATTAATTTCTTGAATATATTTTTCAACATAAGGAATAATGGTTGACAGAAATAATTTAACCCATGGCGTATCAAGAGTCAAAAAATCTTCATTATGTCCAGTAAGAACATCGCAAACCCAATCACGATTAGCTGAGTTTTCGTTTTTTGTTTCTATGACAAAATCGTGAAGATTTATATTTTTCAATGCAGAATTAATAATTTCTGCTTCATTAACTTCAGCAATATAAATTGGGGTTGAAAAAAATATCAAACTTCACACTTTTCTCCATTCACTCAACTTAGCTTTGGCTTTCAATCCTTGATAGGTGTTATTACTTATAATTGCTTGAACTTCTTCTGCATCCCTGCCAGCTAACACCATATCGTTGATGTCTTTTTCTTTTACATAGTCAGGGAACAAAGCAATACTATAACCTAGATCGGCAACTTTTTCAATACGCTTGAGAATTTCTTTATTTCGTGGCTCATTATCAAATACAAATACGATGTCAGTTGTACCAAGAGCATTAAGTGCTTCGGCAGAAAGATCTGACCCAGCCATTGCAACTGCGTTATCAAGAAACATTGAATCAATTGGTCCTTCTACTATGTAAACTGTCTTTGATCGATCAACAGTATCAAGACCAAAGATTTTCGGTGCTTCTTCATCTATCTTCACAGTTATATAGCGTAGACCATTCTTGCTAAACGATCTGCCTTGGAATCCCACCAATTGTTTATTCCTATCAATAAAGGGGATTATTAGGCGTGGTTCGTCTTTGTCAATGTCAGTAAATTTTGATGGTGCAAACTGTCTAGCAAATTCATAGAACTTCGGTGCATAGAACAGTTTGTAGTGTACACGCTTAGGAATACCACGCTTGGTAACATACTGACGCACTGGATGCTCAGGATCCAGTTGAGATACCTTTTTGAGTTTACCAAGCGGTGTTTTTAGATACTCAGGACGCTTCTGAAAGCGCAGGGATGGTTTTGACGCAGGAGATATAGGTTTGCGTCTTTCTTGAGTGCCGAATCGCTCTAGAGCGTACTCTTTGTGTAGAGAGGGATTGACATGTTTAATTAAATTAGATAGAGTAGCACCATGACCACAGTTGTGACACTTGTAGATTGGTTTGTTTTCTTTGTCGAAAATGTAGCCACGTGCCTTAGACTTATTGGTCTGTGAGTCTCCACAGAAAGGGCAGCGCATGTTATATACGCCATTGCCCTTGTTCTTAAAGTTTTCTAAAGAAGCAGAAACAAGTTGAATGTACTTTGTATCAATATAATCCATTCAGTGATTATACACTGAAAGGCAACCAAAAGCAATAATTATGACAAGAAGATTTTAATGGCGTCTAATCCACCTAGCAATAGCCAGCCAAGAACAATTGCTCCGCCAAGAAACAACCATCTGGTTTGCTCAAGATCAATCAATCGTTTATCGAGTTTTTGAAGAACTTCTGATTCTTCTTTAGCATGCTTGCGTTGATCTTCTTTCATCTCACGAATTTCTTTCATAATCTCTTTATGAGAGTCAGATATTTCTTCGTAGAGTTCGTCTTTCAAAGCATTGATCCTTATGTGTAGGTTTTCGATGTGTCTTTCGGTCTCCACACGACGATCCTCCATAAGTTGAAAGTAGTCTATCTCACCAGAGTCGTAGACATAATTTGCGGGTACTTTGCGAGCAGTCATTAGTCAGCCAACCATTTCATCGGCTAATTTCCTCCCAATCGAGTGAAGCAAAAACATCAGCACCAGCAGAATTAGTAGCACATACAAGTGTTAATTCATAAGGAGTTCCAGTCAGTCCATTTCGTTCTAACTGGAACTTAAAGAGTGCTTCTTTGAGAATATCTACTGATGCTGTAGATTGATTTGAAGCATTAAAAAATCCAGATGCTAGTATTCTCCCACCACTTACACTTGTTCCACCAAGTTTATACTCAACCGCACTATCCACCCCAGCACTGACCCAAGTTCCTCCAGTTGTAGTTGAGGATGCTCTTACTTGCCAATTATAATCTGGACCATTTCCTGCTCCCATTATTGATAGAGCAGTCATAATGACAATCGCATCTAATCTATCTGGAGAAGATTTAAGACGAATAGAAATAACTGGATAGAAAGTGCCAGCAGGAGTGGGCAGATCTACTGGTGCTGTGATTGGTGTTTGTACTGCCTGTTGTAATCCACGAAGTTCATAACCACCTTCAGAAATTACAGTAGAACAAATTTGTTTGAGTGTGCTACTACCACTTGTAGCACCAGTATTAGTAATCTCATATCTCAAAGGTAATGATGCTGTTGTGATATAAGTTGATTGGATAATATTTGCGTGGTGGAATGTATGGCAAGTAATAAACTGACCGTTGATGATAAATCCCATTCTCACAGAACCAACACCTAACCATTCAATATCCATCCAAAGAATTTGTGCTTTAGTCATATCTAAAGTCAGACCAGAAGCACCAGTTCCATTTAACTTATCACCATTCCAAGATGCTTGTGCTATTCTGGTTTCTGCTAAAGAACCACCGACCGAAGTTCTTTCCACCAAATTTAGAGTTGAACCATCAAGCTCCACATACATTCCGTCGGCAGCACCATAGTATCCAACTCTTTGACGAAGACCTGACTTTGCTGGTGACATCACAAAAGTATTCATCACCAACAAAGATTTACCAGGCTGATATGAAAATACTTTTGTGGTCTCTCTTACGACTTCAGCGTTGATAGCATTATTGACTGTCAAATCAACTAAACCTTGAGCAGCATTAAAAGTTGCTGTTGCTGTTCCTGTGGTTGCTGTGCTCCAAAGGTTATTGTCTCTATACCTATGGGAACTATCAAATAGAGTTAGAGGATTGGAAACTCTTTGACGACCGAAAGCATCTGTAGATCCTGTTGCTGCTGTAGTTGTAAATGTTCCTGTTACAGGAAATGGATTTGCTTGTGATACCACATTGCCTGTTGGACCAGTTCCAACCTGAACCACCTCATAGATGGTCTTGTTGTTGGAAAGCATCTCATTTGTGTCAATGCGGTACTGTGCCATTAGCTGAGTCCTAGTTGTTTCATGAAGTCTTTACGCTTCTTGATTGCTTCACGCTTACCTTTTGATTCTATGTAACGGCGAAGAAACATCTTAGTCTTTTTGTTTCTTGCATCCATTCTCCAGTGTACAGGGTCATCGCCAGTACCAGCAACGGCAGCACCTGTAGCGTTGGCAGGCGCATCTTCTAACAGCTCATTAAGTTTTTTATAAGATGTTTTCTCAAGCATCTCAATATTCTCCATCAAAGCGTAAGCAAGTTCCTCATCAGTGTAGTGCTCTTTGGGGTTAGCACTTTCTTTGATGAGCAATAATGCTGCAGCAAATGAACCAATACGAGAACTACCACCAGGCACCTTGCCCAGTAGACGTTTAAGATTAAAGATCAAACGATCGAAGTATGTCATAGCATCTTTTTCTTCTTTCGTTTCTGCTTTTCTCAGCTTCTTACCATCTTTATCAATTAAACCAAGTTTAAATGCATCGGTTTGATCAAAAGGCGTGGTGAGTCTCTTTATAAACTGATAGATTAAAAAGAGATCCATTACTGGCTGAGCCATTAAATTTTCCTTAATGCGTCAACGACGCCTTGATCTAACGATATGTTACTGTCTAGTATCTTCTTTCCGTTGACCAATCCAATATCGGTTGGCCAATAGTTTAAAAACACCAAAAAAGGTTTCAGATATGACAAATACTCATCCAATTTCTGAAACAACATTCTTGTCATTGCTCTGCTTTCAAACATATTGTAGAGTACAACAAGATGATTCAATATCAAACGCTCTTTTAGTTCTCCAGTATCTTTGTACTTTTTGAACAAACGCTTTACATATCGAATTCTTCTCAGGTCATCATGAAATTCTAACAGATCCGTACAGTGCGGATTATCATAATATTTCATGGCAAAGAGTAGGAAGTTGTCTTCCGTCAAATCATCAAACATATTAGAATACGCTTAGTGGCACCCTCTTAATTGTGTTAGCATCAACTGCAATATACAAGTATGTATTACTAAATGCCATAGTCCCTGCAGTCCATCCTTCTGTTGTTGGATTATTAGAACTTGGCGCTGAGCCAACTGATACAACTAATCCAGTGTTTGACTGTACAGTTACTGTATTTGATGAAACATTAAATTCGTTGTTAATTTCATTTGATTGTGTTACACCAGTCAATGTTGTATAATGAAATAAGCTGGTAACATTCGCTACTTGCATACGATCTTGAATCGCAGGCAAAATAGCAGTACTGTTTACTGACAAACCACCAGTAATTGCAAGATTAGCAGTTGCTGTTACGCTATTCGTGGCAATAATAACATTTGCATTAAATGTTGTTCTTGCTTTATGAGTAGTGCTAACAACTACATTACCAAACAAATTGTTTACAGTAATCTTTCTGCTTGCAGGTGTACCTGAAGGATCGTTGACGACCAACAAAAGGTCATCACCACTCGCTGTATTGAGTGTTGTTAATTCGGAGACCTTTTTGTCAGCCATTCGTCAACTCCTTATTCTGGCAACTTAGAATCGTCTTCAGCGTCACCACCGATGCTAGACATAGCAACCAGTGTTTCATACTGTACACGACCAGCACGACCACCTGTACCAACAGTGCGGCGAACCCAACCAGCGTGAGCAACATTTGCTCTTTCAGAAGCAACCAGTGCAGCAGTAGCAGTAGCAACAGAAGATGCAGCACCACCAGTGTTAGCAATCGTTACAGTTGGGCTAACATAGCCAGAACCAGCAGCAGTTATGAGTACAGAAGCCAGACCCATGCTCAGGTCAACCTTCAGACCAGTACCAGTACCAGTTTCAGCAGTGGTAGCTGCGCCAGTCAATGTAGGCAGTGCACTGTAGAGACCAGCATTAACAACTGCGAGAGATGCAACAGAAGTGTTAGAAGCACCAGTTGTAACAGTTGCGTTTGCGGAAGTACCAGTACCACCGTTGACCTTGATTACATCGCCGTTGGCATAGCCAGTACCAGCATCAGAATCAAGAGCAGAACCAACAGTGAAAGTAATAACCTTCGCTCTTGTGGAAGTGGTTGCGCTTGCGCCGTTCGCATCAGTGATAACTGCGGTTGGCATAACTGTATAACCTGCACCAGCAGCGGTAACAGTGATCGAACCGATACCACCAGAACCAGACATTTCTCTAGAAGAAACGCCATAAACGGTGTTAGAGTTACCATCAGCAACATTCTTCGCTTCAGCGAAAGTAGTGAACAGTGGCTTTTCAGAAACTACATAATCACCGTTAGACTGAGCACCCTTTAGTGCTGCACCAGTGTTAGCAGAAACTACAGTTGCAACCGTTGCGTTTGCGATAGCAGTGAAAACATACCAGTTCTTACCAACATACAGGTAATCACCAGCCTCAAAATTCGTGCTAAGACTAGCACCTGAGCCAATAACGGTGCTGTTAGCAGCAGTTACAGTAACTGTACCTGTACCAGAAGCAGCTTTGGCATCAAATTTTCCCCAAAGTGACATTTGATTTCTCCTTAATTAATCGGAAATTGTAATCTATTTATAATTTACTTGTTGCGTTTCTCACGCTCTTTCTTGAGCATGTCCGCAATCTTGCCGAGCTTGCTCTTATCAGAACCAGACATGTTCTTTTTCTTTTCAACATCAGCAGTGTCAACTGTTGCTTCCATTACATACACTTCTTTAGAACCGAGTGCTTTCATGGCGTTCTTAGCAACATCACCCAGCTTACCCCTGCCGCTGAAAGTTTCTTTCGACTTTCTGCCTGGAGCTGCAGTAGTGAACATCCAGTTGCCTTCTCCTGATGCTTTCTTACCATGAGCATTAATATAGCGATCATGTCTGATTGCTTCATTAATTTCGTTTTCGCTCATAGCGTCAACATCTTCCTTTCTAAAAGGAACAACATTGTCCTTTGGCACTGGCTTCTGAACATTCTTCAATGGATCCAAGCGAGTGCGAGCATTGCCCAAGTTCTTTGCATAAGTGTCCATAGACTTCTTACCTGGCAAAGAACCAGAAAGTGCCTGACCAATACGCTTCTGAGCATAGTTGAAAACAGTACCTATTCCCAATTCGTCAATTTGCTCTTCTTCCATTTTAGACTTAGAGTTTGCCCATGATGGATTGTGACTTGGATCTTTTAGATCCTTTTGTGCCTTATCATTTGCTTTCTTGCGCTTCTTCAACATCATTGCGGCATAGTTCTTAGGGATCTTATACGCTTCGCCAAGTTCTTCCCACTGCTCATCAGTCAGGTCAAAACCTTCCTTCATAGCCATCTTCGTAGCAGTTGCATACATCACTGCCTTAGCACGATCACCATAACGCTTCTCGAAGTCGCCCTTCTTGTCCTTCATAGACTTGACGATTTCTTCACGCTTTCTCATTTGCTTATCGGTCATCTCTGCTTCTTTCATAGTCTTGCAAGATGCTTCATCAAGATCAATCTCTTCTTCTTCGTTGCGCAAAGCACGACCAAGTGCCTTCATTGATTGTTGTCTAGTCGCATGACCAGTATCGCCAGGACCAATGTTCAGTTTATTGCGCTTGTTGTACAGATCACCACGAGCGGTATCCATACGATTCTTCTTCGTCTTGTTGCGAGTCTTCACTTCGCCTGCTTCATCAAGTTCAATTTCTTCATCCATGCTACCCTTGACACGATTTACTTCATACTTGCCGCCAACACGGTCAACCATATTGCCACGCTTGGCATATGCTTTCGCTGACTTTTCGTCTCTGAAGTTCTTTTCTGCTTTCGCCTTACCATTCTTGTCTTTATAAACAACATGCCAGTAATCTTCTTTTATGTTAGGATTGACTTCGATTGGTTCCTGCTTTGCAGTTCCCTTGCCCTTCTTAACATCATCAGCGTCCTTGGCTTTCATGCCCTTTACTTCTTCAGCATCATCTTCCTTTTCAACTGCCTTTGTGACAGCCTTACGACGATTATGCAGATACTTGTCAGTCTTATCTACCTTGCCATCATTGTTAATATCTTTGTCCTTGCGATCAGCAAACTTACCTTTGGCTTGCTTAGGATCAGCAGGATCAAGTGGTTTGGAATCGACATCGCCATCCGCTGCGAGGACACCCTTAACAGCATCCAACAACGATTGCGTCAATCCATATTTCTTGGCTTCGTCAACCGTATTAATGGACATGTTAATCTCCTCGTCTAAATCAATTTCTGTTTCTTCGATGATTACACGATTACCCTTGATTGTAATATTCTTACCAAGAACTTTGGCAAGACGGATAAGTTTATCATCGCTGGTCTTGTCAATGTAATCAGACATCATTTGCTTCAGCGTCTTTGGCATACCTGCCTTCGGAATGTTGAGTGGTGCTTCGTTGATTTCAACTTCTTCATTCAACGCACTCATTACATTCGCAATCTGTCTTGGCGACATATTCATTCTATTCATAGCAGCAGTTGCGTCTTTAACAGATACTTCTTTTTTCGTACCTGGCTTCAGATAACCAAGAACCTGAGCAGAAACTCTTGGGCTAAACTTAGCAGTCACTGCTTTGTTCAGCGCATCAGTTGATACCATTGCTGCTTCATCAAGTTCTACAGACTCTGCTGTAACTCTAATGACATCAGCAATCTTTGCTGCAGTAGCAGTTGGGTGTGCTTTGACCGCACGATCAAATTCTTTATCAACCATCTGCTTCACGCTCTTAGGATTGTTGCCATACTTGACTAGCAACTTGGCTACATTATCCTTAGTGACTCGTGCTTCATCAAGTTCAAACTCTTCGTTTGCCTTGTCAAACTCTTTCTTGGTTGCCTTAACAATACCAGAGAAACGCTTATCGCCACGCTTGAAGTCGCCTTCCTTGTCTGCCTTACGAGCATCTTCGCCTGCCTTCTTCTTGTAAGAGGCAAGAGTTTCTTTGCTCAGTTCATCAAGTTCCACTTCTTCACCAAAGAAAGCATCGACTTTCTTTTCGCCATATCTGTCATCAAGGACTTGTCTAATTGCGCCTGCTTTATCATAACCCTTTAGGTCAACAACACGATGACTGCGTCCAATGATGTTGCGAAGATCAGCAATGGGCTTTTTCTTAAGTGCTTCGTATTCTTTATAGATTGGTGAAGACTTATCTAACTTAGCTTCATCAAGTTCAATCTCTTCTTTCATAACAACATAAGAAACAAATTTCTTACCTGAAGTTGGGTGAATAAAGGTTTTCATCTTAACCTTACCACCATTCTTTTTTGCATGGGCAAAAGCATCAGCCTTCTTCGCAAACTCATTCTGAGGAGGTTTAATCATTGGCGATGCTTCATCAAGTTCAACTTCTTCATTCATAACACGATCAAGCAGCTTCTTCGCTTCCTTATCGTTGACATTAAATGCCTTCTTGATAGCAGCCAAACCTTCTCTTGCGTTCTTCGTCTTAGCAAGAACAATATGAATCGCATCGTTGCTAATCTTCTTTGCTTCGCCAAGTACAACCGCACGAACTGCCTCATCGAGTGAGTATTCAACTTCTTCTTTAGCAACACCACGACCAGCACCCTGCCAATCTGGTTTAGCCATAGCTGCAGTCTTTGAAGCAACACCCTTTCCTGGACCAGTCCAGTCTGCCTTAGCACCAGCAAACTTCTTCTTGGTTTCCAAGTCGCTCATACTATTAGATTTGGATGGTGTGGTTGGATCAGGTTTAGCTGGTGCAGCTGGGCGAGGCTTGTTAACATATGCCTTCAGTTTATCAAAACCTTTGTTTGCATATGGCTTAACTACATCAACTGCTTTCGAAATCGCATCACCTGCAGCATCAGCTGCACTGCTTGCAAATTTGCCAATTGCTTTGACTTGTGATGTGGTCTTCGGTAATGTATCAGAAATGCTCTTATCACCAAGTCCGCCATAGAACTTAGTATAACGATCCTTGATTTTTGATGCAACATCGCTGACAGCAGAAACTGGTTTGGAATTCGCAATCTTATCGCCGAGTCCGCCATAGAACTTAGTATAACGATCCTTGATGCCCTGCCAATCCAATTCATCCAACTGAACACCTTCTTCATTGAGTTCTCCAATAAACTGTTCCCACAGTTCATCGTTGACATCAATCTCGATTTCAAACTCTTCGTTCATGTTATGCTTAGTTACATCGCCACCCTTGGTCAAACGATTGTATGCAAGAGAGTGCTGAGCAGCAGTGTCCATATACTGCTTGCGAGCATTATCATTTCCAGCTGAGTTTGCTGCAACGATGCTCTTTTTGTAGTTTGAAGCATGGTAGTCTAATCTTTCTTTGTCGCTCATACCTTTTGTGTCATCTCTAGACTCTTTCAGCTTGTCATAGGTCTTAGGAATAGTCTTATCAACATCCCATCTAACATCTTTTGGATTAACTTTCTTACCGCTGCCAACTGGTTCTGGTGGACCAACTTCAGGAGCCATTTCGCTCATACCCTCAAGCTGACGAGCTGGCACTTGGTAGGTTTTGCCATCTTCGCACTTAACGGTGTAGACCTCATCTTCGCCTTCGCCTTCAGAAGAAATAACTGAACCCTTCATACCTTTCCAGATTACAGTGTCGCCTTTCTTGAAATGTGACTCATCAAGATCCATTTCTTCTTTGATGCTCTTGCCAGTCTTTTCTCTATAAAGAGCAGCGTGTTCCTTTGCCGCATCCTTATGATACTTTTCTTTGGTGTCCATATACTTTGCGATATGGTCGTGGTATGCATCTTTGTGTTCGTCTGGCGAATAGTTGCTTACATCCGCTTCTTTCAACGGTTGATACATCCCACGGATTGTATTGATCAGATTAGCCATTTTATCCTACCTTCTTTAGATGAGAGTTTAACATCCAACGATGTTTGTTATGTGCGTCAATTCTTGCGGCAAGGTGATCCATCAATCCTTGCAGATTTTCTTTTTCTGCTGCGGCGAACGCTTCGAGGAACGCAGTCCTAGTCTTTTCGTTATCCGCCAGGAGTATTTGTACCATTGTGAGCGGAGGCAATTCAACTCTGTCTTCACCAGTGACGGTGCTAAGTTCTTGAAGACGTCCCAGTGAACCAGGAGTATAAGCATCGAGTGTTCTAATCTGCTCCGCTGTGATATCCAAGGAAGCCTGAACCTCTTCATAAATGTCTCCAAAGAACTCATGGAATTGATAGAACTGTGGTCCTTCTACATTCCAGTGAAAGTTGTGCGCCTTCATATAGAACGCAAAAGACGTTCCGAAAGCAATCTTCAATTTTTCAATTACTTCATCCATTAGTCTTCCACCTTATGTCCAGCACGCCATTGCCTGCAGCTCCAATATCTTGCTTTCCACTTTGGTCCAATATCATCATCGCAAGAGTGACGAGAGCGGAATGCTTTTCTGCGCTCAGGATCGTCACGCTTGATCTCCATGTTTGGATCACCAAATGTTACCTTGACAACATTGCCTTTGTCGTTCTTTACATATACACCAAACTTCTTCTTAGAACCAGCAGGCAAGCGGAACGGATTATTTAGTTCTACCTTCTTGCCTTGATACTCAGCTGCTTCGATAACCAAAGATTCAATCAGATCACCAGTTTCTGGGCAGTATCCGTTCATAAGATTGCTTACTGCCTTCAGCGGACGCTCAACTGCCTGACGAACCGCTGCAGTTGGACCAGTCTTGACCATATCTGGTGTAAATGCTTTCATTGGACGCAAACTAGAAACGCTTGTATCACCTGACTTAAACGCAGCATCACTGCGAGTCATCTGGCTGATGTCGTCTTTGGCAAGAGTCTTTAGCGATGCTTTATCTTCACCAGGAACTCTTACATTACGTCCTTTGTTCCACCAATCAGACTTACCGAGTTTGTTTAATCCTTTAGTTGCCAGAGAAGCAGCACCTCTCGCAGCCAAACCAACCAGTGGACCAATCTCATCTAACTGAGTTTCTTCAGTCTTTAACTTGGTTGCTTCATCGTGTCTTGGGTGTTGCGGATTATTTAAAATTTCTCTAAACTTCTTACGAGTAACACCCATTTGCGATTGCGGCGAACTTGATGGAGCAGCAGTTGTACCCTTATGTTCAGGTTTTGCCACGCCCTTCAGCGCATTCATACGCTGACCAGCTTCGCTTGATTTAACAGCACTATCATGTGCCATCTTCTTAGCCATGTCCTTGTACATAGGACGAACATCTGGATCAACCTTTGGATTCTTAGAAAGATCAGTTACCTTATCAATCGCACCTTGTGGATCTTTGTCGAAGTTGAATTGCTTTTTATTGTATGTGTCCAACTTATCAAACGCACCCTGATAACCTTTCGTAGCTTGATTCTTTGCTGCACGCTCAGCTCTATCAGCTTCAGATGCTTTAAATGCCTGAGATCTTCTTTCTGCATCTTTTGCTGCTTGAGCAACTTCAGGTTTCTTAGCAGCAGCCTTTGCTTGCTCACGAGCCTTTGCCTTAGCGATAGCGGCAGCATCATCTGCGGTGCTGGTTGCTACCTTGCTAAGAATACCTTTAATGATTGGATTTTCTTGCAGAGTTTCTTCAGATACAGATTGACCAGGAGTTTGATTTCTGTAATTGTTAGCCAGCTCATCAGTGCCCCATTCGCCAGCACCAGCAGTTGACTTGGCTTCTTTTTTCTTTGATAGGATAGACTTCAAATTTTTCTTTTGAGCGTCTTCTTTTACATATGAGTTAGTCTGAAAATCAGATACATCACCTTTCTTCAAATTAGATTTGATCTTAGGATCGATGTTATCATATGCCTTCCAAGCATTAGACCAGTCTTTGTCAGTCATAGACTTAGTTGCTGGAATATAGTTTGGCGCCATCTTCTGAATAATAGCACGACCAAACATACCACTGTCAGCAGCACCCATAAATTTTCTGACTTGATCACTGTTCTTGCTTACATAGTCACGAACATAACCCTTCAGCTGATTATTTGACATACGCTTGAGTGGTTCCATCTGTGGAACATCAGCCCAGCGCAAACGATCAATGGTGCGATCCGCATCTTCAAGCATCTTGCTGAATTCTTCTGGAATGTAAGAGTTGTTCATTACATTGCGTTCAGCTGGCGTGATGCGTTGGATTGGTTCAAAGTCAGATGCTTTCTCTGGTTTTCTTAGAATGTCTGCCAACTTCTTTCTTTGGCTCACATCTCTAGCGTTGAATGTATCTGGATTCTTAATCTGTTTGAATCCCATAGCATCCATTCTTCTAGTCAATTCTGCTCTTTCAGTATCAGAAAAGTCTTGCCACTTGTAACCGTCTTCACCAAGAGGTGTTCTTTCTTTCTTTTCAAAGTCATCAGGTTTCTTAACTGGTTTTGAAGCGGTGCGACTAGCAACTTCTTTATCCATTGCTCTAGAAATACCAGCCTCACGCTTTTTCGCTCTTTCTATATCACCTGCTTTACTAGCAGCAGCAGAATCAGATGCTGCCTTAGAAGCATACTTGATCAATGTTTGTGGGCTGAGTTCATTCAGCTTAGGAACATCGCTGGTAGATGTGGCTGTATCTTTAGGTTCAAGTGCCATCGTACCAACACTACTACGACTTGCTGTACCTTTTCCAATTGCTTTAGCACCAGTCTTAATTGCTTTACCAGCGGTTGAGATAATTCTGGCAGCAGTAGCAAGTGCTGGTACAATTTCGTCTAGTTGAGTTTCTTCATATGCAACACCAACCTTGGTGTGCTTCTTTTCCAACTCACCATGTTTCTGTAGTGCCATCTGGACTTTCTTTTGATCCTTTTCTGTACCAGTAACTTCAGGTGGAGCAGATAGTATTCTATCAATGTCATCAACATCGCCGTCGTTATCAACATCAACGCCGACATCCTTCATAGAATGCTTCAAACTTTTCTTTGGATCCAAAGCATGAGCAATTTTTGCTTCATTCATATGTTTGAAGAACTCAATCTGACGCAAACGCTTCTTGGCTGCAGCTTCAGTATCGTATGTGCCAAGTTTTTTAGAGCCATCCTTAGAATAGATAACCCACTTTTCACCTTCATGCTTGATGGTTTCGTTGATCTCAGCAAATTTACCGATTCCGTTAGACTTCGCCCACTTCAAAAACGCCTTTGGCTCATAATATGTGGTAGAACGACCTCTTACATATGTGGTGATGCCTGATACTGGTTTAGGCATATCAGGATATTTTTTTGCCAATAGACCAAATTGATTTACTTTAATCCCAACCATATCAGCAATTTCTTTTGCTGTTCTTAGAGGAAGTCTAGGAGTTGTGTTTTTTTGAGGAGTATAATCCCATGACTTCTTCACCATTCTTCCAGATTTATTTTTATGTGGATCAACTTCTTCTTTAACAGGAACGCAGTTTGGAACGGTCTTACCATTCTTTTTCTTAGTGCCAATTGCTTCATAACCCTTCCAACATGCACTCTCAAGACCATTCTTTCTTGCTTCAGCAACAAAATGATTTACTGCAGCAAAACGCTGTTGTTGCTCAGTTGCGCTCTTAGAAGAATCTATCTCAGCAGCATCATACACTTCAAGAACTGCATCAATGCTTACATTAATTGCTTCAGCTTTCTTTTCAAGACTTTCATATGCTTCTTTAGTGATGCCACGATTACGAAGCAGCGTATCCTTTAGTCTTGCTTGATCACGCATACGATCATGCTTAACAAAGTCATTACGCTTTTCTCGATTAATGTCGTTTAACGCACGGATTTCGTTTGGTCCTTTGCGTCTTTCCATTAAGTCTTTAAATGATTTCACTGGAGCAACCTCTTCTCTTAGGTATTCTTCGTTCTTAGGTGCACGAGCAGCTGATACACGAGCAATTTCTGCTTTACGAACTTTCGGCAACAGTCTTTTTGCAAGACGGTCAATCATTGCTGACTTCTTCTGCACCAATTTGTCGATGGTGATCTTTTCACCTCTACCGAGTTCTCTGTATTCTTTACCACGCTCGCCAGCAACACGCTTACGAAGGAACTGAATGGCTTGCTTACGAGAACGCTTCATCAAACGATTAGTATCTGCCATACGCTTGGCACGAATCTTACGCATACGAGCAACTTTCTTAGCAATGCGCTTCATCATACGAGCACGCTTTAGACGCTGCTGTTGATTCAGTACAGCATACTCGTCAAGCTGTTGTTCAGTTTCTGGCTGTTCCATAATAGAACGCAGCTGGTCATAAATCTTCTTAGCACTAGATTGAAGATTGCGTGGAAGACCTGTCTTAAATGCTGCAAAGTTTCCTTCTTTAGCCAGAGCACGCAACTTGCTTGCGCTCATGCCTGATACATCATCAGCATCAGGATCACGCTGACCAGCAGAAACAACTTTAATTGAATCAAATGTGTAATCCTTGCCGTTATATTTGTTCAGCAAAGTATCAAAATCTTTTACTCGATCAGAACCAACAACGATTGTAACATCAGTGTACCCTGCTTTTTGCAGTTCCTGCATTACTTGAATGATTGTTTTAGCGTTGCTCTTAGTTACTGATGGACCAAATGCTTTTTGAGCAAGAGCAATTTTGGTATTGTAATCGAGAGGATCTTTCTTATTGTTCTGAGAGTGAGAAAGATAGATTCGAGCATCTGCACCTTTCGCTAATGAAGTGATCTTATCAACGAGTTTCTGGTGTCCAGATGTTGGTGGATTAAGGCGACCAAAGGTTGTGACAACTTTCTTAGACATAATCCCATCCCAACTCTCTTGGAGTTTTCCCAATGTCATTAACTGTAAATAATTTACCTGCCTGTTTTACAGGAGAATCTAATCTTTCGTTAAGTATAGAACGAATTGCTTCAGTTGTTGTATCTAGTGCTTTAGCAGCTTCAACCTTGCTTCTATATTCACCATAAGGAGTTTTTATTTTTTTTGCTGCTGCGTTGTTTAAAGAAATAAGTTGTTTAGTCTTTTTGCTGAGAGTAACACCTTTTCTATTACATGGGCGTGCTTTTGCAGAAATACTCATTTGAGTTTTACTTTCTTCAGTATGTTTTTGTCCATAAAATGTATTGAGTTCACCAGACATACAAGTTTGGTGCTCATACCCATCAAGTTTAAGATTTTTTGCTGGGGGAATCCCCAGAATGGCAGAAATGTTTTGATTTAGGCGCAAAAGTTGCGTTTCTTTTTTCATATTTTCCTCAGGGTTTTGCGTACACTTACCTGATTGGGGTATTGACGAATTGTATGGCAGACAGTATAATTAGATTGTCGCCTTTAAGGTTTGAATTATTTATAAGAAATCAATTTTACCAGGGCATCATACTACGCATCATTCCCATTGGATTCATTCTACTTCTCATATCACCGACATTCCCGTTGATATTATAGACGCCTTGATTCATTACTTTCATGTCTGTTTCAATGCGAGCAACATCCTGTTGCATCTTATGAACAGCATTCGCCATCACTTCCCAAGATTCAACCATACGACTCATGTGTTGGTTTGCTAGAAACCCAACATACAATACACAAGCTGCTACGGTGAGTTGAGATATTGCGGTTATCCAACCGCAAACCTTACTTGATTCACATTGCACTAGCGTTGCCAGCCTTTAATAATATCGGAGGAGAAGTTGGCTTTCGAGAACTCCATTCTGTTCACAAGTTTCAAAGCACCACCAGTGTGATCAATACCAACATAACCTTCTGGAGCAGTTACTCTGAAACCATCAGTTGTGCGAAGAAAAGTACCAACACTTGATGCTTGATTTAACTTGTGAATGATAATTTCTTTCGCTTCAATTATATAGTTCATCATCAAAAAGATATTCTCCAGATGCACTCGATTCGCATTACTGAAAAATCGTAGAATCTCAACACGCTTTTCCAATTGAGTTTGCTTGCCTGCTGGAGTTTTGCGCTTACCTGCTTCTTGCGAATAGTATTGTGAGATGTAGTTGATCAAATCTCTTACATGAGCACGGACATTGGTAATCTTTTCACCTGCTCGTACTTTGGTATTGTAATGCGTCTTTACTTTCTGCAGCAGTTCAGCATTATCTGAGATACCATTAAGTGTTTTGGCGTCAAGTTTATTGAAGATTGTACCAGCAGCAGAAAGCAGCTTAGTAATCTCAGCAGTTTCTTTCTTAGTGAAGGTAGCATTACCTGAAACATCATGAAAGGTAGCATCAACTGACCATACATTCTTAGACTGTCTTAGTTGACTGGCAATTTCTTTACCGAACGATGCCTTCATTGTTTCAAACGAGCCACCAGTGTATGTTGTATGCCATACGATACCGATCTTAGATGCAGCAATCTTGCGACCTAGATCTGAACGAACAGGTACAGCATACACGATTGTATTTGGATGGAAGGTAAGCAACTGCTCACCATCAATTGTTTCTTTTCTCAGATCAGACTTCGCATAAAGGAAGTCGCCCTGATACACCCCATGCTTGATACCAAGTTCAGGTAGATATTGAAGTGCCAACTTTAATTTAGCGGCAAGATCACCAGAGGTATCAGCGTCAACCTCAGCGGCAGTCTTATATACTTTCGGGTTCTTATTGAAGATACCTTTCTTAGCAACAAAGAACTTGCCATCAGTTGGATCAATACCAGCAAACACTGCTGGTGCACCATCCCACTTTACGGTAACATTGACTGGTTTATCAGCATGACCAGCAAGCATATCTCTAAGACTGCGAAGAAGATTAATTGCATCACGAGTTCCTTTCACGCCACCATTGAGAACAGCATCCTCAAGATGCTCCATGTGGGTGTTCTTTTCTTCTGCTATGAATGTTGAAAATTTACGCATAAAAATCCCAAGCGTTATCTACTGACCAACCTTGCTTCTTCTCAAATGCCTTCCAAGCAGCAACACCGAATTGATCTTTGTACTGTTTAATCATACCATTCATTGCATCAACATTGTTTTGTGCTTGTCTGTTGTTACCAACTGCGCCACGAATACCACGATCTAAATGATTGCGAATCGTTTGCGCTTTACGCAGCATTTTCTTTTCCAGCGCAGAGGCATTTGCTTCATTTAGATAAGTTGAAAACGATAACATTACAGATAACCTACCCATGCTCTTTGTTTATACCCATCAGGAAATGCAATCAAATTTTGAATCGTTCTATGCCAACCTTCTAGAATCTCAAATCCATCTTTGCGTTGTAGAACAATAATTGGTTCTGGGCTAACTTTCCCAGTGGATTTAATAATGTTTGATTGAGCAGCGTGTCTTTCTGCGTCTTTCGGAACTCCCCATGGGTTTTTCTTTCCGCCAGCACGACGCTTTAGATTGTTTGTTGTTTGCTTGTCAAAAGAATCTTTAGTAAGATCAATCGTTTCCAATTTCCATTGCTTTACAGGCATTTCTTTTGTAAGCATTCGATTGATTTCTCTTTTCAGAGTGCCAAGATCCGCTTCATCTTCTAGTTTACGATAAAGCATATCCTTTACGACATAATCTGGCCAATGTTTTGGTACAAGATCACGGATTACTTTCCATGATCCTGCTCTTGCTTCGGTTAGATATGAGGTAAACGATTTCATTTTGCGCCAAACAGTTCTTTCACGTCTTTCATATTATCCAAACTGTATGGAGACTTGCTCTTGGTAAGCATACGACCGATACATCTTAACTCAGCACGACGTGCTTCAATAACTTTGTTGCTACCTGCTTTGTTAGAAAACGCTTTACTGGTAGAACCACCAGAGTCACCAGCGTAACCAATACGCACTTCGACTTGAATCTCACCATTAAATTCAGGCACAGGCAACTTCAGAGGATTCTTACCCATGTAGAACAAACCAGCACCGCCGATCTGAATGTAATATACATTTTTGCCGTTGTAAAGATTCTTAATGTAGCGTGAGTCTAGTTTAACATAGTCCTGTACTGCTGCTTGGAGACCTGCTTTCTTAGCGGCATCCCTTGCTGCTGTGCTTGCTACAAAAGGAACACCAACTTTAGCATAATCTTTATGCACCTTAGTTGGTTCTTGTTTTGCGATAAAATCTAGATACTTATTGATAGCAGGAAGTTTTGCTTCAACCGCTTTCATCAAAATGGCAATGTCTTCTTCGTCACCAGAAGCGGCGAGTTTAGGGGAAGGAGTCAATTGTTTGCTCTTACGATCATAGCGCAGACTTCCGCCACCCATCTGGTCTTTCATACCTGCTTTGATTTCGATATTGAATGCCTTGCCGTTGTAGGCTGCCTCAATATCACCAGAGCCATGACTAGAGAATCCAGCACCTGGTTTGTCACCAGCGTCCAGCCCTTTGATCTTTGCGCCTGTTAGTGCTCTGTACACCTTCAGTTCATAATCAAGTCCAGCTGTTCCAACGGTTTCTTCTAGATATTCTTTAAACGAGTGCATGAGTAATTCCTAAATATTTTCAGTATTTATACTTGAACGCCCATTCGGTCAGACGCTCTAGTGTAGCCATTCTTGGTTCTAAGATATACTCTACCATATGACTGGATTTCTTTGATGTCATCAGAAGCAATTACACCCCATTTACCAGTTCCGTCTGGTCCAACCTCAAACTTAACATATAAAACTTGTTCTTGAATCGCATCAGAAAAAATAGAGTTCATGTCTAGAGTACCATTCTTGGTCTCTTTCATAATCATCTTTTCACATTCATACATTATTTCATTGGCAGTTGGTGTAATTCTTTCACTCAGATATTGATTGGTTGCAATAAACTTTTGAAAGCCAGCAACATTATAACTCTGTTTCGTTGCTGTTGCTGCTGCATTCATATCAATCAAATTGGGATAGATAGAAGCAATCGCCATCATTGGTCCATTCAAAATACTATTTTCAGCAAGCATCTTAAGCAATGCCCATTCTTTTGTGCGCTGCCACTTTCTAACTTTATTTGGATTGATACTCAACAGATTTAAAATGTCACCTGGTTTGACCACATTGGTTGTGTTACCAGACTTAGCAGAAATAACAAACTGTTTGTTGCCCTGATACAAACCATAATCCATTAATGGTTCATTCGGACGCTCAGGCATATACACCTTTGCCCCATTACTTAATTCAACACCCTTTGGTCTAAGAATATCTTCTACAATGCATGCAGCTGGACCAAGAACTTCACCAAAGTCTTTATTGATATCATTAATAGGAATTTCGTCTTTGACTTTACTGTAGATATCTTTTAGTTTCGATTTGGTTATTGATCCGCCAGAATAATAATCAAACAATGCAGCCAAATAAGTTTTAACTGGAGCACGAAGGTCTTTGCGCTCCTCAATAGAATCTTTGACCAATCTTTTGTATTCGCTCCAACTATACTTGTTATCACGAACGCCAAATGCCTGCGGTTTGAGGGATGCTGCACCAGACGCTTTAACTCCTGGCTTGGCTAAACTATCAAAAGGAACACGGACTAGATCTTTTCCCCATTTAACAAGTGCACGCTGCTCATATTTTGCAGCCTTTAGATAAATTACACTCTCTCCAGCTTTAATGTCGCCAATCTTTTTGCTTGGATTATCAGCTGCATATGTCCCTGCGTCCTTCTTCATTGTTGTGAGAAGGTCGCCTTTGCCTTGAAAGTATTTTCCCCATGCGGTTGCGCCAGAACTTGCCATAGCACTATTTATTCAGACAAAAAAATGCCGCCCGAAGGCGGCAAAAGTTGTGCTATCAAAACACAAGGAGACATAAGGTGGGGTGACAGTATTGCGCTGCCATTTTTTCACATGGTCGGAGTTGATTTGAGAGAGAGATGACCATGCGCCCCATTTAACTATTAAACTATAATTCTTTCGAAAAGTCAATTTTTATTTCTTATCCTTCCAATAACCACGTGGGTAGAAATCCTCAAACGCCCATGCGTTTTCTTTAGGATGCTTGAAGATGTCGTTGGCTTCCGCCCACATTTCAAATAGTCCACGCTCCCATCCGTGTGCTTCTAACTCCCACGGTTGTTCCCAATAATTCATGTGGTCGGCGTATAGTTCGCCCTTGTACTTGGTCATCGGAATAAAGCTGGTGCGTCTACTGAGACCTTTCATTTCTTCGGTAGCGTACTGCTTGACGTGTACCATTTCGTGGGCGACCGTTGTAAGCATGTTACGAAGCGTCATACATGAGTCGACACGGATCTTAAAATGCTTTGGTCGGCGTGCTTCTTCGTCTAGGACTTCCACGTCGCCGTATGATCCTTCCTTAAGGAAAAGATCTTTGTATAGTGAAATGCTAACTTCTAGTGAATCCGCCATGCGCTTAGACATGAGTTTATGCGCTACCCATCGTGCGATAGAATTGGTGGCTTTACGCTGGTCGGCGGTTCCGCCTCGTGTAATCGTCTTAATCATTATCTGGTCTCCCTCAAATCAGATACTATTATATCTCAAGCTGGGCTGGAAGTCAAGTCCCCTGCCCATAAAATTTTTTTATGCGGCATTAAATTTCTGGACTGCCAGCACGTGATTTTCCAGAGAGCCTTTTAATAATTCAATCTGTTTTTTATTCAGATTAATACTCCAAGCCAAATTCCGAATAAAAGATTCTAGATAACCAGCGGCATATCCATAACCATTATATTCAATCAATTCTTTATTTAATTTATCCGTCAAAACGGTAATAATCTCATAATCAGTATTCATAATCTCTCTCCTATTATAATTTTTTAACAATTTCTTTCATACCGAAATAAAACCAATTTCCAGTAGGATGATGAATATCAATTACACCCATCATCATAGCGGTGCGAGAACTCTTTTTGGTATAATGATTACCATTTACAAAGAAATGATCACCAACTGCCAATTCTTTAAACATTTTCATATTATGCCTCCGCCAATTCTTCGGTTTGAGAATAATTAAATACGGTGAAGTATTTTGGGGCAGGAACCTTCTTTACCTTGCCAGTCAGCTTATCCTTCTTTTCAACCTTCACTACACGCATCAGACCGATGCCCTGCTCACCCTTGCGGACGGTGCGACCGATGGTACGAGCCTGACGGAAGGTGAGGAAGCGTGGATCGTCAAACCCAGCTGCTTCTAGTACGATAGCGTTGTTGCCAGTATAGGGATTTCCAGTAATAGCATTGATCATAATATAGTCCTCTCTCTTTCACTCAATCAATGCACCTATTATATCCGATCCTGACAGGGGTGTAAAGTCCCTGGACGAACTTTTTTCCCTGAATGTTTTTATGAGGGCATAAAATAGACTTATGCCCCCACCATTATAAATCAATGACTTGCGATCGGTGCTAAGTCATTGATTTTATTAGACCTTCAAACCACCGAATTTAGAGGTCTTGTCAGGACGCTCACGAGTCCCAAATGTATTGATTGGTCCAGCGTCCTCCTCATGGATCAGGTCATCCTGAGCGGACTGCTCAGCGTCGTACAACCTCATCTTTGGACGGTCTATACCCACTACAAACTTTTTATTGGTATTTGGATCTCCATAACGATTCTTTAATTGTTTTACCAAAACCTGATTTAATTGATTTAATTCATCATTAGAAATAATGGCAATCATAAAATCGGCAGTTGCAGGTAATCCAAATGATTCAGAAGTATCTTCCAAACCAATATCAGAATTGGTATATCCAGAACGAGTAGTCTGAGTCGCTGACCAAATTGGAACATTCTGCTCCACTGCCAATCCTCTTAATTCCTCGGCGATCGCTTTAATGTAGGAATAAGTATTAACCGATCCACCCATTTTCATTCTACTGGATGCACAAATATTGAGATAATCAATGTAGATAATATCTGGTTTAAATGACTTTTTGAGTTTAAGTTCATTAATCAAATGTCTAAAATGTCCCACGTTTGCAGCAGCTGTTGGATATTCTTTAACAATTAACTTGCCAGTGGTTTTATTGCGAATCCGATCCATCTTTTTATCATAAGATGCTTTCGGCAATTCAGCCAATTCATCCAAACGAACATTCAACATATTGGCGTCAATACGCTCCGCAATCTTTTCTTCTGCCATTTCCAGAGTAATGTATAATACATTCTTTCCGTCTAGGAGATTTGCCGTTGCCATATGACACATCGCCAAAGATTTACCCACGCCTGTACCAGCAAGGATAATGTTCAGGGATTTCTTCGGAACCCCACCTTTGGTAATCTTGTTGAGATAATCAAGGTCAAACGGAATACGCTCTTCGACACGGTGGTAAAAATCAAATCGAGCATCGCTATTATCAAGAAGGTCATGCCCGACATTAGGATCAAAAGAAACAGCAAGGGCATCAGAAAGAAGCTGAGGAATCGCTCCTTTGTCCCTTTTCCCATCGCCATCGATGATCGAGATAGAGTCCATAATCGCATTGTAGATTGCCTTTTCTTGACAGAACTTTTCAGTTGTACTTACAAGCCAGTCTTTATCGTCATGCTCTTCATCGGTCAATGTATTAACATACCGAGCAATGTCTTCAAACTGCTTGTCGTTTAGATTGGAGCGATTGTCAATCTCAATCGTCAATGCCTCCCTTGATGGGAGAGCATTAAATTTGCCAATAAACTTGTCGAGTTCTTCGTAGATAACCTTCTCTGTGATGTCAGAGAAGTATTCAGGTTTTAGATAAGGGAGTGTACGTCTTGCATAATCCTCAGAGTGCAGGAGATTCTTCAGTATCAGATGTTCCGTTCTCATTCGCTTGTGCTTCCAATTGTTCTTGAATAATATTGACTAGAATACCACCTAGGATACCCTTATCATTCTCTTCTGTCAAGTCACAATTATTTGGATTGTCAACAGTAATTGTATTGAATGTTAGCGTTGCGCTACCATCTTCATCAAGGTCTTCGCCAATCTTAACTACATCATATTGATAAACAAGACCAGCATATTCACCGTCTAGAATTTTAATGCACCAATGATCATCGTGAAAACCATTGGGGTGTTCTACAACCTCAAACTTCGGAATCATCTTCAACCTCCTCTACTGGGCGTTCTTCATGTTGTCCATACTTATATTCCTTTGCCGCAGCAGCGTCAATTTGCTTTAACAACTCAGGTGTAAAATACTTTTCTGGTTCCTCGTTGATATTCTTACCAAATACCTTCGTACCATCAGGCAACTCATAACGAGTAGAAACCTTCTTGATAATATCATACTTCTCAGCAAGGTCAAGCAGACCATAGTAACGATCAAGTCCCTTATCATAGGACAACTTAATCTCAGACTTCTTACCTTCCTTCGTGAAGCGAGACTTATGCATGGTTGCCTTGATGATGTTACCAACAATCTCAGTGCCGTCTTTGTCTTTTTTCTTACCCAGCATCACAATAGAGGATGCGGCATACTTCAGACCAGAGCCACCTGAGATTTCTTTGGTGGGGATATATGCTCCAACCACATCATAGACGTGGTTGGTTACGAGCAGCGGAACATTCGCCTTTGCCAATTTGAGAGACAGAACACGGAACGTGCCACGAAGCAACTGTGCCTTCGTCATATCACGTGCGTTCTTACCTGACTCGGTGTCCTCTAGTTCTTTTTGTGAGGACAACATACCGAGTGAGTCAAGCACCATCATCATCTTGGGCTTTTCCTTGTCGGTCGTCTCGATGTAGTTGGTAAGGATACGAGTTGCGCTCGTACGAAACTCTTCAATAGAAGTAGGTTCGGCAATCACCACACGGGATACATCAATCCCACGGTCTGCCATCATGTCTTTAGTGACTGCTGCTTCGGTGTCGAAGTAAATAACACCAGCATCCTTGTTCTGATCAAGGAACGTCTTCAGTACACTTAGAACAAAGAATGTTTTACCAGTCGCTGACTCACCAGCAAAAGCAGTAATCTTATTGTTTGGTACACCGCCATAGATGCTACCAGAGATCAACGCATTGAGTGCATAGGATCCAGTATCAATTGTTCCTGAGAACTCAGAGCTGTTGCCTCCTTCACTGAGGAGATTGGCGTTGTCAATGCCCTTCACCATATCTTTCAAAAAATTCATAATTTACTCCATTAGAAAGCAATATTATACTAGGATCTATATACTTCGTCAAGTTTATCGCTAAACAATTCAATTTTATCCATGCGGTTTGGCCAATAGATGTAATCCTTCTCTGGATTCAAACGCAGGTTGTTTAACAGCGGTTGAAACATATTGTACAACTTGTCGATCTTATCGTGTAGGTGTTCAACATCAGTTGATGCTGATTCAGCTGCTGCTTTAGTTTGTCTTACAACTTCCAGCTCGTCTTCAGTGACAGCTGTAAAGCCAAAGTCAAAGTCGAAATCGCTCATGAGAAAAATCCTTCTAGTGTGCTTCGTTTCTCTGGATTCCACCCAACACTGTTAAGAATAATCTTCAGAGGTTCAAGGAATGCCTTGTCAAACTGTAGATCGTAGTCAATGTAACTTTCTAGACCGAAGTCTTTCGGCAAGGTAGAAAGAACACTAAGAACATTTTGCCTAACAGGATTTGGAGTCTGTAGATAACAGAATTTAATTTTCTCGCCATCTTTGATACGCTCATATCGCTTCTCCAACTTATGTTGTTTGAGCAGATGATTATAAAGTAATGCACCTCTGACATGAATCGGTGTTCCCTTTGGAATCTCCAACTCTTTACTGCCAGTGGTATATTTAGCCAGGTCTGAGATAGAGCGTGGGAACGCTACATCTTCAAATGGAAGTGTTCTAAACTTTTCACGGAACTCGGCAATATAATCTTGTACTGTCTGCTCGTCTGAATTTACGATAAGTCCAATTGCTTTCTTCAACGCATCACGGCATACCGCTGGTGTTGATGACTTGACTGTTTCAATACCCATCATCTTCAGCTTCGGTTCCGCATAGCGGACACCTTCGTTGTCATATACATTTAGAATATAACGCTTCTTCGCAGTCCAGATGCCCTTGTTAGCGATTGCTTCTCGCTTCATAAACATCTTCTGCGCATAGGCATTCATATTCTTAGCAAGGTCTTCATAACTCTGATCAATAAACGGTTCAATTTTCTGTCGAGCAACTGAGTCCAAGAATGACACG